AATAATAATCATTATCTTCTGGATCATAGTAGAAGTAAGATCCAGAATCTTCATCAAGATAAGCCATGCTAGGATTTTTATATTCTGAGTCTATGTAATCCTCATCATACTCCGCATCGTCTGCCATCCCTTCACGAATTGCATCTCCAATCATGTAAGTAAAAGCTCCTCCAGCTGCTGTATTTGTTACTGGATTAGAAAGTTTAGATACTTTGTTAGCAGCTTTGTTTAATTTTCTTAATTTATTTCCTACGCTCAATGCTTTTATTCCAGCACCAGCCCAACCAATACCAGGGATTGCCATTGCATAATCTAAGGGATTGTATGGATCAAACAACATCCCATCTTTACCAATCATTTTAATATCAGCCTCGCCGCCATCAGCAAATCCTTGTATGCCACGTCCTCTAAGAATATCTTTTTGAGTTACTTTGCCATCACCTGTTAGATCAGGAAAGCCACCTTTCTGCATTCTTACAGGAGCCATGCCTGACATTATGCCTTCGTTCATCCTCCCATTCCCATTATAGTTCCAGCCGCACCTAATATTTTAGAGAAAGTGCTTGGCTCTTGATAAGAACCACGTTGATAAGCACTTGTACCAGTACCACCAGAGATTCCTCCCATTGGTGATCCAGATAGTAATGCTTGACCTTGTTGCAGTCTTTGCATTGGCTCGCCTGCAAGTTGCTGTGCTCCTTGGAACTGTCTTGACAGTGCTGCTTGTTGAGTTGCTTGACCTTGTTGACCAAGTTGATTCAACATATTAATTTGGTTGCCTAGCATTCCTTGTCCTTGTTGTCCTAGACCTGCAATGCCTTGACCTATCTGACCAAACTGTTGCCCCATGTTACCAGTCATCTGACCTAAGCCACCTAACTGTTGACCACCTTGCATAATGTTAGAACCAAAGCCACCTAGCGCTTGACCTCTTTGTACTTGTTGTTGTCCTAGTCCAGCCATTTGACTACCTAGTGCTGCTTGTTGTCCACCTATAGCGGCCTGTTGTCCACCTAATCCAGATTGTAAAGATGCTAAACCAGACTGTCTGCCTTGTTGCGCTTCAAAGGATTGTCTTGCAGCATCTTGAGCTCTGCCAAAGCCTTGACTTCTAAGAGCGCCAACTGCTTGAGCTGCGCCTCTTCCTGTTTGTTCTGCTAATTCTTCTTGAGTTATTCTTCCTCTTGATCCACCAAAGGCACCAGCGGATACAGCTCTATCACGTAGGCCTATGTCTTGTTGTGCTGATTGTTTATTTATATCTTGTAATGTTTGTTGTACTACTTGATCTTCGTATGGGTTATAAAAGTTTTGCGACATACTAGGATCAAACATTTGAGTAGCACCCATTCCACTTTGTTCTGCTCTTTGTAATGCTCCTATGCCACCTGCTACAGTTTCAGCTCCTGTGCCTATCATTCTTTCCGCTGCGTCTGAGAATCTTCCAGCGCCTCTTGCTAAATCAGATCCTTCTCTTTGAAAGCCTATGCCTTCTTGAATACCAGCCTCAGCTTGAGGTATGTAACTAAACGCTTCATCTAATACATCTTCTTGTTTACCAAGTAATCTGCCTGCATCTTCCATGTAAGGTTGGTAGCCACCTAGTTGTTGCGATGCCTGACGCGCTTGTATTTGTAATGGCGTAAGACCTGCTGTTTGTTCTATAGGTATATCTCTAGCTTGAGATATTAAACCTTCGTATTCACCTGGTGAACCAAAGTAAGAAGCAAGAAGTCTTCTTGAGTAGTCTTCCATGTAAGGAGATACAAAAGAGTAACCTGTTTCTGGAGTTGTTATTACGTCAGCTGGTGGAGCTTGTTTTGTTTTACTGCTAAATATACCCATTATCTATATTTCCTCATCATTTGTTCGCCTTCTTTTTGTAAGGCATACATTTGGCGTGCACCCTCTAGGCGCTGTTCATACTCATCTTGTGGGTTAGCACCTGCTGCAACACCCATGCCTCTTACTGCTTTAGCATTAACAACAAACTCACCATCGCTTAACATCGCTGGTATCTTGTCGCCACGCTCTCCACCTGGGCCTGTAATTAATTCGCTTCTATCTACAAATTTACCATCAGCTGCATACAACTGACTTTGTATTCTTCTAGGTTTTAAACTGTCTATATAAGTAGCTTCTTTAGGAGGTGCTACTAGTGGTGAGAAAGGCACGCCTTTCATTTGTGAATAAAGTTTTGATACTTCACTAGGGTAGAATCTATAAGCATCTGGTGTTTCATCCCTAGCATCAATAGATATAGATGCGCCAGGTGTCGTGTCTGAATAGCTACTTCTTCCTATAACTCCTGCTCCACCTTGAGATCCATAACCTAATGCTATCCTAGCCGCAGCTGCTCTAGCTTGTCTTTCTGCCATCTCTTCTTCTGTTAGTTCGTCTAACTCAGGAAAATCTCCTATACCTTTACCGCCGCCGCCGCCTCTACCTTTGCCGCCTAATACATTTTCAATATAATCATTGATATCAAAGTTATCTTCAAAATTAAATCTAGGTTGTATGCTTGTTATACCGCCCATTCTCATTCTCATAGGAACTTTTGAAGCACCGCCTCTACTAATCATTTGTCCTTGTGACATTACAGGAGTATCAGGCATAAAGTTTTTAAAGTTTTCTCCTTGAGAAATTTTACCAGCCATTTCTCCTGCTTTTGTACTAGCAATAGCTTCTTCAGTATTTTCTGTATCATTTATAGCATCTAAAATAGTGTCATACTCTTTACCGTTTAAAACATACTTACCTGTTTCTGGATTATATTTAGGTGCAACTGAATCAGATAAATTAAATCTACCAGTATCTTCAAAAGGATCATTTTTAAACATATCCATCATTCCACCATCTGCAAACATAGCTATTCCACCATCTGCAAAACTAACAAAATTATCTTGTTCTAAACTTTGTTCAAACTTGTTAAAATCTTTCATAACATCATCTAAAGCTTCAGGATTTCCAGGTATTATATCTGGAGTATTTATATTAGCAGGAGAAATAGAAGAGCCTGGAGTCATCACTGGAGTTGCTGGCATTCCACCGCTTTGCATGTATTCAACTTCACCGCCACCCATGTATCCAGCTAGTCCACCGTCTTGATAATACAAAGGCATACCGCCATTCATATAACCTGGTACATCATAACCAAATTTGTTTTCAACCAAAGAGGGATTACTTTTAGCTAATGCTTGTATTCCCTTGTTTCCTTGTGATATTTTCTTCATGCTTAAATTATATACATTTTTAGTTTAAGTGTACCATTTTTCTATATCCCACCCTTCATAAGAGCTGGTAATGTTAATTGATATATCCCCGTTTGTTTTAACTGAAATAGATCCTAATGATGCAGTTGTCTCGAAGCCTTGTGGATCTTTCGGAGCATGTAACTGTATCCATTGGTTGCCAGTGTAAACCTGTAAAACACCAATAGATGTATTCCATATTACATCACCTGCGTTAAAAGCTAAAGTAGAAATTTGAGAATCATTAAACTGTGGCGTAGAGTTTGGATCGAATGTTCCTAGGTTTAACTCAAGAATTCTTATTAGTCTGTTGAATACATTGACATCAACCTCGTTGCCTGCCTGTGGTAATCTAGTTGCAAGAAGCTTGGCCATTACCTTCTGCCGTCAGTTCTAACGTCAATCCTGTTTGCTCCAAGTCTCCATCTAAATCCAGTTCTTGCTCCTGTATCTGCATCATCATCTGATTGAATCCTAAGCACAAGCTGTCTGCCTCTCGCGCGTGTAAAGGCTTGTTGAGTTGTGCTAGTAATGTTGCTAGTTGAATTGGTTGTTAAGCTGTCACCAGGGAAGTTACGAGTTTTTAATACAAAGTTAATCTGCCCATCAGTAGGTGTAGTGCCAAAGAATTTTACATCTGGAATTATTCTACTTATAAATGCTAGTTGATTACCCTCTTCTATATCTATGTCACCAGACTCTATAAATACATTATCCATAGGCGATCCGTCATCATCATCAGAACTTTCATGTATATATAAGTAGTTATCACCATCGCTATCTTTACCTGTAGCCCTAGGTTTTTCAAAGACACCATCATCCATCCATGCTGTTCTTGATAGCTTACCTATACTCCAAGCACCCTCTAGGTAATTGTAGGTTACATAGCTGTCTATTTCTTCAGAAGAAGATGATACATAGAACCAGCCGACTTCGTTAAATTCTCTATTGGTAAAGGCTAATGTTTTAAATGATTGAGTATTGTTAATGTCATCTAGTACATAGTTAAGTACGCTACATACTAGTCTTTTAACTGATCCTGAGTAAGTATAGAATCCATCTCTAGCCATCCAGTAAACGCCATCGGGTGCATTGACCATGGCATTAGGAGATATAAGACCTACGTTCTCGTTTACTAGGTTTAAACCAAAAGTAAAAGGAGCACCTATAAACTGCATACTATATAAAGCAGTATCAGTCCAAATAAGAATCTCTTGTCTTGATCTTAAGCCGCCAACTATCTGTGATCCAGATGATAGTCTTAAAGAACCAGCAGTATTAGTTGATGTTGGTTCCCAATTTGTAACGCTTTCTTGATCTGAGAATGCTATAAGTAAAGGATCTATAGCACCCGATCTAGCACTACCAACTATAGGATCAGCGCCTAAAACAATAACGTGTCTGTCAATATCACTTACTATGGTTTGTAAGCCTAGTGTTGGCGCAAGATTAGCGCCACTTAAGTCACCAATAGCAACAGCTCTAGCGCTTGTTCCACCAGATTCATCCCAATAATATACTCCACCAGCTCTAGGATTAAATATAAGATCCTCACCAAAGGCATCGTGTGACCAAAGCCTTAGCTGTCCTGTTTGTGATATTGCACTAGCAGATCCCCATGTACCTGAACCCCATGTACCTGCACCCCAACCTGTTGATGGTACATAAACATCTAGCCCTACATTAATTTGATAAGCCGCATCTGCACCTGAGCCACCATTACCTGTATCACTTCCATTGGCTGTTGCTGTTGCTGTAAAAGTAAAAGTATCTGCACTGGGTACAGCAGTTATTTGATATTCTTTGTTTAATACCACGGCAGTTATAGCACCGCCAAGACTTACTGCGCCACTTATAGTAACAAAATCATTTACTACAGCTCCGTGGTCATCATCGGTTGCTGTTATAGTTGTACTACCATTAGTAGCTGCAAAGACTATACCATTGGTTGTTGTAGCTCGTATGGGTGTTACGTCAAAGTAATCTGCACCAGAGTTTACATAGTATTTAAAAGTAGTTCCTAGTCCTATATATTTTGTATAGTCTAAATCAACCCATGCTGTTAAAGCTCTACCTGTTCCCAGATAAGAATCAGTAATTGCTTTAGTCCAACCACCTATTTTTTCTGGCAAACCTTTTCTAAACCTAACTAAATTACCGTCAGACCAACCGCCTTTATCCATAAGATCAGTCATCTCTTTGTTGATGCCTGGAGTAAATTGTAGTTTAGTTAATGGCATGTTAAACCTCGTGCCACTCCTTACCTGCAAACAACAAAGCTTCTGCTTCTCTACGTCTTATAAGACCTTCTAACACTTTACCGCCTGCTTTGTTCCATCTTTTAATTTGTTCAGGTACATCTTCGTAATCATTACCATTTAAAACTTTTAAAAGTGTAGAACTTTTTAAGTTGCCTGCACCTAAATTAAATGTCCATGACACCATTGCATCAAATTGATTTTGATTTAAAGAAACCTTTACATTGTTCATAACATGATCTTCAAATTCAGATATATCTTCTAGCAGTAATTCTTCTGCCCTTGATTTAGATATAGACATGCCTTCTTCTATACCATGTGTAGAGCCGTAACCAATCGTCCAAACTCCTGCCGCGCATTTATAGCTATTTAATTCACAGCCTTCAAACTTTTTAATTAATCCTAATCCTTCTTGTGATATATTCATATACCTACTCCTCTTTATTTGTAGTAACTGTTCTATAATACACAACAACTTCTTTAAGTTCATTTATATATCTCTTTAATTCCTGCATGTTATAAGACATTAGTTCGTAATCAGGTATAGACATAGCTACAAAAACTATTTGACCTTGGTCTTTTTCTACCCTAGCTAAGAACTCTTCTAGGTTTTTATCACTTACTACATACCAATAAGGTTCTTTTAAATCTATCTCCCTAGGCATTATAGGTTGCGCTATAACTCTTTCTATAGGTTTAGCTACAATTTCTATTTGTTTACTTGGTATCAGGCTGCAACTGCAAGCCATCATCAAGACTGTCAATGTTGCGACTATCTTCTTCG